GCCCTGCTCTCCGCGTCCGGAGTGCATGTTCAACAAAGCTTTTGAGGTTTACAGTTGTGGTTTGGTGGTTGTCTTCAGCCGTGCCCCCGGAACTCCAGCCGGAGGGGACTTGCGCAACTCACTTTACCATTTTCTGCTCCTTTCACGCTTTCTCGTAGCGTGTGGCGGCAATCCGCCTGGCATCGGCAAGTTATCCAGGCCGCAACTCGGCGCGAGTTGAGCGAAGATAGCAGACCGGAAACGCAGCAGTATCCCCCGCTGCTAGGTTCGGGGCTCTTCCCCTTGACAGTTCGCCTGCCCTGCGGTGTACCGTGAGCACCAGTCCACTGCTGGTGCGCTGCTAAGCAGCGCGGGTACTCGGTTTTGAGGGCCAATTCCCTCTCAATACACTCGTATCACACGAATAACGGTTGTGCACGCTCCGGTGCCTACTGCAGTGAAGCCAGGCCAACTAAAGGAAGGGTTGACAATGGTTCCACTGAGTGGCGTGAATGTGATTGTGCACGGTATGTCCACGATAGTGGCTGTGAGCATTACAAAGAGTGTGGAAACACCTGATCCTGGTCCATAGGGTGTGGATAGGTAGGTGAGTTGGTCAACACCTGCTGGTGCTGGCAACCCGTTTGCGATTAGGTTGCCAAAGCCTGTGATGTCGTACTCAAACATGTCGTCACCGTCCTCGGATGCGAAATCGAGGGCGGCGTTGACACATTCCACCTGTATCTGGTACTGGCCTAGCATGTTGATTTCCACTGCTGAGGGAGCGCTAGATAGGTAGACGTAGGGATTTACTACAATTGGTGCAGCGCTCGTGGTCCAGTCTAGTGCCAAGCCGCCCTTCGAAAAGGTGTTGGAGTAGATAGGGAGCGTGGTGCCTGCGCCAAGCAGCCAAGCGCCCACTGTTGGAGTTGACAGCAGCGCGGATTCCTATGCCGTCTTTGGCGTAGAAAATTCGATCTCGTAGTCGACGAAAACCGATCCGATTGTTGTTGCTGCCGTGCCATCCAATGTGAACACATTGATTGTCCCGACGTCATACTCGATGTATGAGGTGCTCGTGTTGATTGCCCCTGGTCGTGTGAGGAGCCATTTCAGCATTTGGGGGTGCTGTACACGGAGGGTTTGCGGCACCCAGTTGACGCCGCGTGAACACCCATCCATGTTCATGATTGTTGCCTTGGTCGCAGCCGGGGTGTCGCCCGCGTCGTAGTCCACGTACATTGCTACCATGCCAGCGGACGTGCTGGCACACTGCGGCTCAAACCGGAATGACATCCGCTTGACGCGGTATCGTTCATAGTTGTTGGCAATGTTTGGAAGCCATGTGAATGGACCCTTGTTGACTTGGGGTGACGTGCCGTAGGTTGCTACTGGCAGTCCCGGTTGGATTTGACAAGACGTCGCGTTGATTGCTGCGGCGGCTGTGACAACATCGCAGAAGTACTCTGAGTGTCTTACACAGAGTGTTCCACCCTTGCCGGAATAGCTCGGTGAGGTTTGAACCCCACTCACACCGACTGCGGCAGGCGCATTGTAGCGCTTGCGCTTCGGTCGGAGTCTTTCCCGTTGTTGGTTTTGTGTGGCCTGGCGGTTGAGGTAGCGGGTCCGATCCGCTGCCTTGTACCCCTTGGCTTTGAGTGATTTGTTGGTCTTTTGCTTCCGTGGAGGCATTCGTTTTGTTGTTGCGGTTAGTATGGGCTCCATCTTCGCCAAGACCGACTGTACATCCACACTTACTCTGCGCCTACCCGTGCAGTCTGTTGGCATTTAGAGGGTTTTCCGGCCTCACTTAGCACTAAAGTAATAGTTTTGGGTAGTTAGAGTGTGGACCCCATGAGTTAGTAGCACTGACCGACACCAACCACGCCGAAGGAGTGGTGGTCGATGTCGTAGGTTGGGTTCCGCACATCAATGTTTGCGAACGACCGTTCCATTTCCACCTGTGCGTCGGGTGATATGCCGAACGCTTTCCACACAGATACTCTGCTGAGTGGGTGTATATCAGTGGTAGTTGCCCTCATGCCGTGTGCAAGGAAATCCATTCCGGTTTCATACACAGCGGTTTTGGTCATCTTTGTGCCACGTCCAAGGCTCTGGTAAAAGGATTGAGCCATTGGTATCCCGTACGTTAGAGCAATGCCGCATCCGGATATCGCATTTCGCCATTCATCATACTGTTTTCCGTTCACCATTTGTTTGAGGTTGATTGTGTCCTTCGCAAAGCACATTGGCATTGTACGGACCATTCGATATCCCTCAGGTGTCCAGATTGGGTGTGATTGGCAGAACTTTATCTCCTCGAGTTCATGCGCTAGTCCTTCTACGACCATCTCATAACCATACTTGAGGAAGAATTCTTCCACGTGGTCTGTTATATAAGCAAGTTGGTGGCGTTCGATCAGCACGCAACAGTCGTCACCGTTGTTGATCAGTACAATTTTTGCTTTGCCGCCCCCGTCCCTTGCAATTTTG